ACAGACACTGTTAAGTATCTGAAGGAGCAGAATATCGTATAGCAATGACTCAAACTTCTATAAATCAAATCTATCAAGAAGTACAAAAAGCAATAGATTATGCGTTTGAAGGGAAGTTTACGATTGACATTTATGAGTATTTTAAAACTCTAGATGTTAAGAGAGACTTGGCTGAAGAGTTTATGTCAAGTTTGATTGCTGATGAACTTTCTTATATGATTGACGATTTAGAAGAATATTTGATTGGAGGAAATGACGACATTCATAAACAGTTGCGAGAGGGTTATGGACATATACCCAAACCAGAAGCAAGAAAAATCATGAACTACTTGAAGAAAATGCTTGACGATGCGGAAAAATACCATTATGATAAGAGACCAGGACGCCGATCAAAGCAAACTAAATAAAAACAAACCCGAAATTAATCGGGGTGTTGAGTTACTACTTAGAAATAAGAGGAGGAACAAAGAGGCACCAAGAACTTTCTCAATGAGGTTCGGCAAACTCGTTTCTCTTTTTACCCGAGAGATACACATAGAGTTTGCGTTCTTCGTTGACATCCGAAAAAAACAATCTATCTCGGGAGAATAAAGATGTTAGCAGTAACACTCACCATCGGCACTCTTGTTTCAGTAATGTTCTTTTTTGTTGGTGGAGTAATAGGATGGATGGCGAAGCAACATTTCTACGAAACTAACGTTGTTGCTTATACACACCCTGAGATGTTTGACTCAAATGGGAATATTATTCCTGACGAAATTTTAGCAGTACGATTTGAAAATGACTATGACTACGACGAAGACGAGGAAGAAAACGGAAACTACGATTGATTCTCTTCCAATCAACCCATTTATCTTTGAAATCTTAGAACTTACCTCAAAGCAACGTTCTAATCAAAAGAAAGTAGAAGTTCTTAAAACCTACGAGCACGATGCTCTGAAGACTATTTTCATTTGGAACTTTGACCCCTCTGTAATCTCGTTACTTCCAGAGGGTGATGTTCCTTATGCAAATGCAGATGAACAGTCTGTTTACTCTGGCAGTCTTTCTGAAAATCTAATGAAAGAAGCATCTGGTGGCGAATCCGCAACAGGTCAAGATCTAGATGGTCGAGGAAGGACATCTCTCCGTAGAGAGTATCAAAACCTTTACCACTACGTAAAAGGTGGTAACAACGGTCTCACAACGATCCGTAGAGAGATGATGTTCATCAATCTTCTGCAAGGTCTTCATCCCAAAGAAGCAGAAGTAGTGATTCTTACAAAAGATAAACGACTTAGTGACAAGTATAAGATCACACTGGATAATGTAAAGGAAGCATATCCAGACATTCAGTGGGGAAACAGAAGCTAATGTTTATTGTCCATCAAAATTGTGATTCAGAACTGGCAAATGATCGAACATTGCCTTACAACTCTTATATTGTTGAGTACAATGATGGGACTAGCACATGTTATGATATAGTAATCACGGATAAAAAAGTTGATATCTTTGATTACTATTGGGACAGATACAGAGAAGATTTAATCGGTTTTAAACAAACAGAAGGTCGAGTCAATCCTAAACTTTGGGATGGAAACAAAAAGCAAACTAAGAAAAAACGATGAGTGCAGGATTTGGTGGAGCGGGAAATGACCGCACGGGTAAAGATGCTAAGATCACAATCGATCTTGACAACGTAGCCAAACTTACAAAAAAATATAAAAAACTTAAGAAGTACATGAGATCTCCTATCTATGATCTTTTCGTTATGAACGGTACTGAAAAAGTTATAACCGAGTTACTAGAAGAAATTCAAGACGAAGATCAGGAGACTACATGATAAATGGGAAAGCATTATTTACTTAACCTGTATGGATGCTCGTTTGTTCTTTTGGACGACGAGCGTTGTCTTATTGACTTACTAGAAAATGCAGCAGTTGCAAGCGGTGCTACTGTGATTCAAACAATCTCAAAAAAGTTTGAACCACAAGGAGTTACTGTTATTTGTTTGCTGTCTGAAAGTCATATTAGCATTCACACTTGGCCTGAAGAAGGTAAGGCAGCAGTAGACGTTTATACTTGCGGGGATTGCAATCCTAAGATCGGTTGTGATATAATCATTCAACAACTTTATGCTCAAGATCATACCTTGAGTTATATTGAAAGGTAATGCTAAATAACCCTATATGGAGACTACATATGCTCTCTACACAATATCGCCTACGCTTGGAAGGTATCTGCAATAAGATCGCCAAGCAAGAGGAGGTAAGTTTAGAAGATATGATCTGGGCAGAAAAACTTGCAAAAGCAAATAGAACTGCCGCTACCATTCTCAGACAGGCTAGAAGGACAGCAGAAAATCCTGATATGCAAGAAGGAGATATGGATGATTTTTTAAACCAACTTGATATTGGCGGGACTGGATTTGATCGCTTTGGTAAGCGTGGATTTGACAGTGTTGATGATATGATTGATTGGTGGACAGAAGACAAACCTGATGATTGGAGGCAGCGTGACTGATGAGTGAAGTAACTTTTAAAAAGCATAGAGTATTCCGCGAAACAGAAGCAGTTGTTTTCTATGACATCTCTGTAGAAAACTCAAATGCTCAGGATCTTGTAGTTCATAGTGGTCCTGCCATTTCACCTCCAGATGATATTGTAGGTGCTAAACAGTTTTACATTCATTATCATCAAGTTGATCACAACCGTGTTCTATCTGGTCTTCGCACGTTTGAGTTGGTGAATCCTGAGTGGAGGTATCCATATCATGTGGTTCATCTTAATCGTTCTTCTGGTGCTTTGGTGATCCCTAAGATGACCTTTCATCGTTCATATTCTGGTGCTGATGGATCTATTGTGATCAATCAGGCGATTCGTGATGAAGAGTTCAATCCTGAAACAGAGTTTGTGCCTGTGTCTGCAGCACAAAATGAAGATCTGTATCGTATTCTTGCACATGAAAAACCAGTTATTCACACGCTAGGAGAGTAATGACATACGAAGAGTTTTTGGACAGACCAACAACTTTTATGGATGACATGCTTCAAGTAATACAGATTAAAAACAAATATCGTTTAGACTTTACTGAGGAAGAGAAAGAAATAAATCAACACCTAATGACTTATTGGGAAGAAATGAAACTTAATGAGTTAAGAAATAAGTTTGAAAAATGCTTTGAGATAGAAGAATGAAACACGCTTTCATACTTACACTTTGTTTTCTACCTCTTGCAATCATCTATGTTATAATGAAGGTATCTGTGTGGTTGTCCTCTAGCGTATCAGAAGTCAATTATGTCCGAGAAGATTCCAAACGAGAACACGGACCCTACGTGGAAAACCCATATGGAGATACTGATGAAGAGAATGAAGCAGACTGAGATTGCAGAGAAAATCGATAAGGCTTTGTTTGAATGGTATTTTGAAAGAGGATTAGAAGTCCCCAACTGGAAGATGCAGAAGGATCCTGATTGGTGGATTGAATATTTGGAAGAGCTTGACAGGGAAGGAAATACCTAGTAGATTCAAAGCATACTCACATTACATTATGGACTACAAACCCTATTCACCAGAGTGGCATCGTAAAAGGTGCCTGAAGGAAGCACTGGATCAGTATTTTGATGACTATGTGGATAATGAAGTTATCTACAACGATCTCATGGACATTCTCCATGAGAGGTCTGAGAATGCATACAAAGTTTTTCAAAAGACTGTAGAACTAGAAGCAAAACTACATTCATGAATCTTTGTAAACTGTATTCTTTTTTACAAAAATAAACTGATATATAGTTTGAATAGGGGTATATTATCCCCCTAACGTTCATCCTATGACTAAAGCACTTTTGCTTTTAGCATGGGTTCCACTTCTTTCTGTTTCAACGCCACAACTCATTCAGAATCCATATCCCGTGAGTATAAGTTGTGACGCAGCGTGGGAACTAATGGACATCGTTAAAAACGACGATGTAGTAGACCAAAAGAGAGAAGACCGACTGCTATTAGAACTCCGAAAGGATGTTATTCAAAGGTGCTAAAATTAAATAGGACGGAAGTAAGCCGACTCGGAACGGAACGTTCATCTCATGTACGACATTTTATTAGCTACAACATTATCATGTGCAGATTTTCAAAAACTTGTTGATAAAATCAACAAGAATAAAAATACTGAACCTTATCGTATGGAGTTAATCCAAACGATAAAAAATGATGCACCAAAGCACTGTGCATGGGACGCAAAAGCCGACTGAAGGAACGCTCTTTAACCTAAAAAACTAAGGAGAACCCTAATGTCTAAAGTCGTTTATCGCGGTGTTGAGTACGATACCGAAAAGCGTATCGCATACCAACAGCAAATGATGCAACAACCCCAACAACAAAATGAAGTCTACCGTGGCG